CAGTGCCTTTAAGAATTATGGATTATGCATCTGAAGAAGGGCATAAGATTAAAAAGGAAAATGTTGAATTATTTAATCAGTTAGAAAAATTGCAGGATAGTTTTAGACAAACTTCTACAATTGGTCGTAATGTGGCCGCCATGAATCAACAATTAAGAGGTCGACGTGTTGCATATTTGGATCCAAATAATCCTGCAGCTCGTTTATATGGGGCACAAGGTGATCAATTAATTGCACGCCAGATGGAAGAAAGTGCTAATATTATTAAATCCATGGGACCTCGAGCTGAATTAATGGCCAAAGCCGTGACTAAAAATGTGACAGCGGCTGATTCTTCTATTGCCAATTATTATTATAAAGCTAAAAAGTTAATGAATTTATCAGAAGATGATATGGGCAAATTAAGTAATATGGCTATTTCATTAGGTAAATCATTCCCAGAAGTTTTTGATGAGATCTCAACTTCCACAGCTAATGTGGCGAAACGTTTTAGTTTAGATTTTAAGATGATGTCGTCTGATGTGTTAACTTTACGTAAAGATATTGTTAATTTTGGACATAAATCAGCTGATGAATTGGCCATGGTGGCGGGACATATTCGTCAAATGGGTATTTCAATGAGTGATGCCATGGCTGTCTTTAATAAATTCCAAACATTTGAAGATGCCGCCACCACAGCTGCGCAATTAAGTCAGACTTTTGGTATGGTGGTTGATAGTATGGAATTGTTAAAAGCACAATCTCCTGATGAAATTTTACAACAATATAAAGATGCATTTATTGCGAGTGGTAAATCCTTTGAAACAATGGATCGTTTTAGTAAGTCTCTGATTCTGCAACAAACTGGTTTATCAGATCAAGCGGCCCAGGCCTTATTTAGTGCGGAAAATGCTGGAAAGACTTATGAAGAGATTATGTCTGAAATTGAAGCTAAGGATCCGACCAAACAACAAGCTAAGAACATGGAAGAAATGCGTGATGCAATTGTGGAATTAAAAGATACTTTGACACAAGATTTTAAGAGTTTCTTTGAAGCAATGCAAGAAGGTTTTACCAAGAAATTATTCGCGAATCCTACGATCAGAAAATCCATGGAAAGAATGGCCATTGCAATGGATAATATTTTCTTAAAATTTACCCGAATGGATCTGAAACGTTTCGAACCTTTAATTCAAAGAATGACATCTTGGATTGATAAATTAACTGACTTTTTAACTAGTCGCGAATTTTTAACACAATTAGAAAATGTGGCCTACGCGTTTGGTGACATTATCGATGGTTTTACAGGTGGTGGACAAGAAAAAATGCAAAAAGGTTTAAATACCTTAATGGAGAATATTAAACCAATTTTCTCATTCTTAGCTGGAATTGGGGCTGAAATTATTAAAAATACCGCTGTCGCATTATTAGAAACAGCACCGACAATTATTAGCACTATTAATGGATTATTAGATGACATGTCGTCTGGGTTTGATGCATTATTCAGCGATAACTCAGAAGCTACTAAAAATTCTAGCTTAAGAAAATTCTTAGGTAATATGTTTAATGAAGAAACGAAAGAAAGAATTTTAAAAAGTTTAACCGATCTTACTAAAAAAGTATTTGGTGATCAAGAAGGTGATAAAAAAGGTCTCATTGGTCGTATTAAAGATTTGTACGTTAAATTATTTGACGGGGAAGATGGTTTAACCAAAAAAATTACTAATGCCTTTAAAGAAGGTTTTACTAATATTATTAAAGATCCAGCAGTATTAAAAGCTATCTCAGAAATGGGAAGTATCACGATCAGTGGCATTATTAATAATCTCCCAATCGATGACATTATGAATAGATTTTTAGGAGCAGCCACTAACGCCGCCGGTAATCAAGCTTTAAATGCAGGTTCAAGTTTCCTAAATACTGTCACATTTGGGAAATTAGGCACTAGTGCTGCTGATCGAGAAGAGGCAGCAAAAGAGAAACAGAATCAGGCTAAAGCTGCAACTACGACATCAACAGTAACTCCTACTGCGATCGCGCCTATTCAACCTCAACCAGTTATTACAGATCAAGTAAAAAATGATATTACAACAACATTAACTAATAATTTATTAGATCAAACTAATATTGAACGTTTAAAGCAAGTCTTAAGTGATGCAATGTTATCAGCTTTAACAGTTTATAATACAAATTCAGCTAATACTCAAGCCTCGGTAAATTTAAATATTGATGGGAAAAAGATTGGTGAAGCGCTTTTAAATGCTGGCTTTACCAGTTTATTAGTGGATCCTAATATAACCAAGAATAATCCTACTTTAAATCCTTCAGCATTACTATATCCTAATGCTCAGAATCCTGCAGGTAGATTTCCTCTTTAATTGAATTTAAATTAAATTTTAATTTTTTATTGAGTGCCTTAATTATAAAATAATATAAAAGTAAGGCGTGTTGAAATGATTCAGATTGATTATTTATCTTTATTGAAAGATATTGGTTTAAAAGACAAGTTATTGAACAGTGTACAAGGAAAATTTAATTTAACAGATCAACAATTAGAAAAAATTTATCAAGACCGAGTGGAATATCATGGTAAAAAAATGGATGCCTATATTCAATCTTATTTAACACAATATAATAATTTGAAAAAGGATAATGATTCACTTGAAATTGATAAAAAATTAGATGAAATGGTGGCCCAGGTGATCACCACGTCATCTGAGATTAACGCGAAGGTCAAATAATTATGGCAATCTATGTTTTAAATCCAGATGGCTCTATTAATAAAGATGGGACCACCATTCCTACCAAACAAGGATATCAAGTGGCCAAAGATGCCTTAGGCGATTTTAAATCAGCTCGTAATTACGCTGAAAATTCTCATGAAGTTTTTGACGCCTTCGATAACTCCAATCCGATCCCAAATGAAAGTTTGCCTGATTTAAATAATTTGGCGAATCCTAGCAATTCCGGAATTATTGGTCAAACTGACAAATTATATCCTTATGCGTTTGGTAAAAATATGGATTTCACTCCTACCACTGAAAAATTACCATTCTATAAACCTTATAATTCTTTCTTTGATCTAGACTTCTCTGATGGTCAACGAGATAACGAAAATTTATTTCAAATCTTTGCAGACGAAGTTGATTTTTATGGAGTGCCGGCCATTTTATCAGATACCAGCAACACTGTTGTTGATTTTGCAAATGTATTTAGCTCTTTAGCTGATATGTTATTAGGTGCCATTTTGCCTATTACTGTAATGAGTGCCTTACAAGGTATTTTACAAGCAGCACAAGGTGGTCCACCAGATCCTTTTGCTTTATTCGGTAAAGTGCATCTAGTTGAACCGAATCGATTAGGTAGCTTTATTAATTACGTCAGAATCGATACTAGCGAACATAATTTTATTGGTCCAGTTTTTAATGCAATTATTGATTCGTTAGTTTCTTTATTAAAAGCAACTGAAAGATTAATGAATTTCCCATCCACGCCTTTAAAAGAAGCTGATTTCTTTCAAGCAGTAGGATCAAAAATTTTGGAAAATACCTTGTCTTTTTTGGTAGGTTATATCTATTATCTTATTCCTGGCTTTAAAATTGAAGATCCTATTCTATCAACAAATCCTGCCACCGCCATTGGTAATTTATTTTCATCATTATTATCATTAGTCTTTGCGAATAAGGCCAAACATAACTATAATTTATTAATTTATAAAATTGTTAAAAACAACTATTTCCGATCTAACATTCAATTTAAAGCCAAAACAATTGAAAAAGGTAATGAAACATATGACTATAACTCAGGTTATTTAGCATTATATCCTCTCTCGGATTTTTTCCATCGCTTTATCGGTCAAAGAGTTGCTGTCGGTCAAAAAGTTTTAGGCAGTTTAACATCCTCTTATTATAATAAACGTAATAATATTTTTGCTGTACAAAAAATGAATGAATTACCGGTACAAAAAAAGGATGATGATGATCAAAATCTACCTATTCCACTATCGATGGGCAGTTCTATTCTAGGTAAAAAAGATGATAATGATGCAACTGAAATTTCAGGTAATTATTTTAAAAAATCAATTTATTCTTTAACCTCACTTGTTACTAAAACAAGCACCGCCAACACTTATTTAAAATATCATAATGAATTAGTCAAACAAAATCAAGCAATTTATCAAAATAAAGAGCGCCGTCTCTCCCGAGAACATGTTCAAAAAATCGAAGAGATTATTAATTCTGATTATATGCCATTCAGTATTCAAGATCTGCGCACAAATGAAGTTTTTAAATTTCATGCCTTCTTAGAAAATTATGCCGATTCTTTTCAAGTTAACTGGGATGATGGTGGTGTAGGTTTTGGACGTATGGATCCTATTAAAACTTATAAAGGCACAACTCGTAGTATTAGCACTGACTTTTGGCTTGTTTCTATGTCGCCTGATGATTTTGATTATATGTGGTGGATGATTAATCGTCTCATCGCCCTCATCTATCCTCAATGGTCAGCCCCACGTGCCGCCAATATTGAAAATCAAAGTCAAGCTGGGATGTATAGCGCTAACTTAAAAAAACATTTTGGCATTCCTTTTAGTCAACCTTTTACCCAAATTCCAACCGGTTCACCTTTAGTTAGATTACGTCTCGGTGATCTCTTCACTTCCAATTACTCTAAAAAATCGTTAGCTCGTATCTTTGGGTTTGAACTAGAAAGTTTAAATCAAGTAAACGTAATTGAAAAAAAGAAAAATGAAATAATTGCAATGATACAAGATCAGCAGTCACCTCAAATTGATTATTTATCAAACATTGAAATATTAGGTTATGATTATTTTGATTTAGATGATTATCGTAGTCAATTAAATAAAGATACATATATGTTTAATCGATTAGATCAGGTCGATTTTTATCCTATTAATGATTTAAAAGATGATTTTAAAATCAATGTTAAAAAAACAGAATCTAGTTTAGGAGATATTCAGAAATTATTTAAAGAATATAGCAATTTTTATTATGATATCAATAATGATCCAATTAATTTAGATGACATTAATGCACCTAAATCGACAAATAATGAAAATAAAGATCGATTTTTTCCTGAAAATCGTAAAGAATTTAAAAAATTAATTTATATTCCTTTAACAGTGATACAAGACGATGAAGAAAAAATATTAATGCTATTAACTGCAGTTTCAGTTAAAGTAAATGACAGCAGTTATAAACAAGAATCTTTTATAAAAGATGTTGCAACAATATTTAAAAATAAGATAATGAATAACTTAAATTATAGTAGCGTTGCAACTGATATTCAAGATAATACAAGAATTGACAAGTTAAAGAATGTGCAGAATTTAAAATCCTTTATGACAGGCAAAGGTGAATTAGCGTATGATGAAAAGCAACCTTTTGATACGACTATTAATCCTGGGACTGAGAATGCGATGAATAATCCTGTGGTTTATTCCTTTGAGAGTACGATGGGGGAAGGGATTGCGGGTACGATTCAAACCTTTAATATTAATTTTGATCAGAATATACCTTGGGAGTTGAATGAGGGTTCTAGGGCACCGATTGCTGTGAAGATTAGTTTAGGTTTAAGTGTAATTCATGATATCTTGCCAGGTTTGGATGATAAAGGAATTATGCGTGCTCCAACTTATCGTGTGGGTAAGATTAATCGGGAATTTTTTGGGGAAAGTGTGTATGATGATTTGCCAGTCAATATGGGTTATTCAAATCCTAATCCTGTGGTTGAATCTCCTCAAACAACTCAAAATAATCCTGCATCTACATCTCCTGCAAATAACACAGAACCTCCGATTATATTTGGGGTACCTCCATTGTTTGATTTCACGAAAAAATAATAAAGGATATGAGAAATGAATAGATATAAGAATAATGGTGTGATCGAGGGACAGGCGGGTTTATTGAGTCGTCCGAAGTATGTGACAAGTGAGTTGTGTAGTCAGATCTATCAGTTATGTGAGAGTGGAGAGATTCCGTTTGTGGAGTTGGAATTTAAGACGGGGGATCGATTGGATCATATGGCGGCGCGCTTTTATGGGAATGGGTTGGATTGGTGGTTGATTGCGGCGGCCAGTGGCATTAGTTGGTGGTTGCAGGTGAATGAAAACGTTAGAATTAAAGTGCCAGATCAAGAAAGTGTGCGACGACGATTTAATTTGTAAATTTTTAAATTAAGATACATAAGATATAAATTACAACGAAAAAATCATGGCCACAATAAAAAAATCCAATACCACTCGAATTTTTGAAAAAAATAATTTTGCAAAATTTTTACCTATTTTGAGTAATGAAAATTTATTACAGAAGTTATTGAATAGCAAAGATACCGATAAACAAGAGGTTGATGGTTATTTAAAAACCAAACGAGTGCCATTAGGGGAAGGGGAAAAGCAAATTGATCCAGCTAGAATTTCAGAATTATTGCAATCAATTAGCACATACGGTAAATTTACTAATGAGATTATTCATGAAATCAGCGATATTAAAGGTTTAGGAGAGTCTTTTAAAATTACGTATATTTCACCTGATGAATTTAAAACATTAAAAGGTCTTAAAGAGACTGATACGTCACCTGATTTTTTATCAAAAGTATCAATGCAACAAACTATTTATGCAGCCAACGTGACTGATACTGATGAGACTGTGAAAGCAGATAACATTAATTCAATTGAAGTTGCTAATAAAACATTTCCTTATTTTAGGGATAAAGATGCCCCAGGTTTAAGTAGTTTTCAGGTTTTAAATCCAGAATTTCGAGGCTGTTTTAAAAACAGTCAAGAATTAGATTTATTTTTTAACATGATCAGCACCCTAGATATGAGTATGGCTATGCCTTATGTGAATGCTGAATTTTTAATTCCTAAAAAAGTAAGTCGTAATACTAATGTTAATGGTCAAACTTATGTTAATGATCGATCTTATTTAACAGCTAGTTTAAATAATTTTATTTTAGGTGATGATTATTTTCAAAAAGATAACGGTGTGTCAAAATATGATGATCAGTCATCCACAGCTAGCACGGCCCGAGCTGTAAATGGTGATTATTATACAGATTATTACACATCAGTTAGAAATTCAGTTCGAACTAGCAATACTGAAACACAATCTCAGATTAAAAAAACATATCATCGGCAGTCATTAAATAATGCAATTTTTTTTGCACCACAAACCATGGTGAATGGGGATTATAATATTGCAGGTAATCCTAATGCAATTGTTGATAAATTTCGTCCTTTTATGTCAATCATGAATTTATCGTTTGACGTCAGACCCACCAAAGGCTTATTATTTTATAAAACAGCAACGTTAGATCTAATCTTATATGATAAAGCCCGTATGACTCAAATCGCCCCCTTTATTAAACCAGAATTATTAAATACAGTATCATCTGAAATTATTCTAGAATACGGGTGGCAAAGCAATTTAGGGGATGAAGATTATAATCGTTTAAACTCCGTCACAATCGGTCAAGACACTTACACTTATATGGAAAGCCCCATCGCCGAATTTATCAATAGTCTCAAAGTACGTGAGAAATACATTATTGTCAATAGCTCTTACACTATTAATGAAAATGGAACAGTCAATATTAACTTAAGCTTGGCGATGAAAGGACCTGCTGAATTACGCGGGTTAACTTTTCGTCAAGATCTAGGTATTACTAATTTAAAATCTTCTTTAAACTCATTTATTGATGATTTGCAAACTAAGGCTAGAAACGCTGTAGGAGTAACAACACAAACTGATACTTCCAGCGGTACTTCAACTTCAGCTGAAACAGGCGTCTCCGGTTTACAAAATTTAACAAAAGTTATTTCAGATTTAAATGTCAGTGACTTAGATGAGCCAAAATTAAATCAAATTGAAAATGCTGTTAAGAAAGATACTGCATCTGATCCTAAAATAAAAGATGATTTATTAAAGAAAATAAAGGTTGCCCGTGAAGATTTAAGCAAATTTAATCAGAATCGTAAAGATTTTATGAGTAAAAACTTTTCTTTTTTAGAGGGGCATGACGCATTACAAAATGATCCTTATGTTGATTTGGCTTGGTGGAGTGCTAATTTAGGTCAAATTGATGATGCATCAAATGATGAAAGATCAAGTTCCGTAATAATTAATGAAGGTGGAGCTTGGAATTCGAAACAGTGGATTAGTTTAGGTAAATTATTAATGGGTATTATTGGTAAAAGATTAGCCTTAGATAATAAGAAATATGATGAAGTGCAGTTTGTATTTTATAATTTAAATGGAAAAGCGATTCAGGCTAGTTTTTTGAATATTGCAGCGGTGCCAGTAGATAAAGAATTGTTTTATAATCGTTTGATTAGATTGTTAGATAATTCGGTAAAGTTATCAGCTGAGGGTTTGTTGGAATTTATTTTAAATTTGGCTGTTAATCAAAAAGCCGCGGCAGTATATGGGTTAGGGAATTATTTTAAGTTTACGGATGCGGGTTCAACAGATGTTAAATTTAAAAATTTAACAACCGCGGAACAAAATGATTTAAATGAAGCTCGACGTAAAGTATTTAGTGATCAACATTCTAAATCAGTGCAAGCTGAAATTTATAAACAATATTATGGTACGACTCCTCCTGCCCCTGATAATGAGGGTAAGGTCAGTTTTGGGTCTGATTTTGATCATTTAAATGCTTTAGCAAATATTACAGCAGGTAATTTTGATTTAACTTTTAATGTGCCTAAAGTTGTTATGAATTTTGACTCAACATATCATGAGAATTCCCCAGACGTTTCAATTTTAAGAATTAGTTTTTACGATGAAAGAGATAATCCTTTTGAATCTTTAACTGAATTTTTAACTAATTTTCATGGTAATAAAGCGAATAAAGCTTTAAGCGGCATTACTACCTTAAGAGCTAAAATTGGTTCAATTAAATCTCATATTGCTAATGTAAAATCTGAAGTGTCGACACCTCAAGAAAATAAAAAAGGTCCAAAACCTACAAAACAACAAAAGACTGAGGAAAAACCCGCTGATCAAAAAACTGAAGTTAAACCTACCACTGATCAAGTTTTAAAAACTTACGATAATGTTGCAAAAGTGATTAAAAAAGATATCGCTAGCACAGTGATAGATTTAATTAAAAAAGGATTGGTTAAATTAAAAGACAAAGATGGACAAGAAATTCCTATTGGTAAACTTAGTCCAGAGACGCCTTTAGATAATCCAGCAATTGCAACAATTGCAATTAATATTAAAGACGATGATCGAATTAAATCCTTTGCCAATATGAAAAGTTTATTTAAAACGTTTATGCCTTCTTTAACATTTGGTCAATCTAATAGTGCTTTATTAAGTGGTAATATTACTACAAATCAAGATCCAAAATATTCAACTGTACAAATCATGAGACAAAATGGTGAAGAAGCCGAACGGGCTCCTATTCCTTACGATTTTGAATTATTTAATCAAATGAATAGTGCACCGATGTGGGTAATTCCTGCCCAAGCCTCAGCCCAAATTATCGGTTGTCCTTTAGTTAATTTTTCACAATTAGTCTTTTTAGATTTTAATACTGGCACTTCCATTGATAATATGTATTTTATCAACGGTATACGTCACAGTATTTCACCTGGGAAATTCACAACTGATCTAACCTTAATTCAAAAAGACGTTTACAGTCAATTTGAAGCCCAAGCCACAGCCATTCAATCATTTTTCGAAAGTATTAATAATTTTGATAAAGCCATCGCAGATGCAAAAATTGAATTTGCTAAAAAACAAGAAAAACTCAAGGTCAGACAAGGCGGCGGTTCAGGCGGCACTAGCACTTCCAGTCAATATAGCGAAACAGCTCCCGCGGTCAATTATCAATTCAGCTTAAAAATCAATCACAGCACAAGGAAGTAAATATGGCTTATTTTTTATCACAAAATTCTTTATTTAATCTGATTATTAAGAGTCAAACATCCTCATCAGTTAAAGACGAAGCACAACCTGCAGATGTAACTGATTTAGTTTTTACACAAAACGATGCTAACATAATCATCGCTGCTTTAACAAATAATGTAACATTAACATATACACATATTTTTAATCCACAAAATCAAGAATTTAAATTTAATTTTTATAGTGCTGGCGGGTATTTTCAAGGTGATAAAAAAACGTTAGAAATGAAAATATTTAGAGTTTTTGATGATGAAAAATTTAAAAAAGCACAAATAACAGATCAAAATAAATTAGTAGGAATTACCAAAAGTGAACTTTCACAAAATACATTTAAAATCGATTTAAATTATAAAATAGAAAAAAAGGGTTGGGCCACCGATACTGCGCAGAGAGATTCAAATAAAAGTAAAATATTAAAAGCGATTGGATTAGGTACAACAACAAAACATGATGACATGTTAAGAATTATTAAAATTATGGCCTTTATTTTATTTAGAGAACGAGGACAAACTGGACCATTAGGATCAGAAGAATTGTTACAACGTGAATATGGTGTTATATGTTGGTGTATTGTTAATATGTGTGCTGCTAAAGGTTATAAAACAGGGGGTAATTTATTAAAATTATTACAAAGAACAGGTTATAGCAATTCAAAAAAACAGGTATCAAGTCAAAATGATCAGGCTGCTGTCGTTGCAGAAACAGCCACACTTAAAAGTGCATACCCAGGTTCAATTCAATCTTTGGAATTTTTTGTATTAGCTTTCTTTTCAGGTTGGGTAAATGAAGAATTATCAGGATATACGAATTGGGATCACGTATCATCTGGAATTCAAGGTTTAAGTCCTTTTCATTTACCTAAATCTGCAAAAAATAAACCGGATCCTGATAATGGTAGTACAAAAAAATTCGAATTATATCAAGTTGAAAATAAAAATGAAAAGTTAAAAGATACTAATGGTAACGACATAACTTTTAACTATAAGATTGATAGAAAAATTGATAAAACATCATTAGGGGATACATTTACTTTTGATGGTAATTCATTATTTACGTTAAATGCCAAGAATTTAGATTTAGGAGAAGGTGAAGAAGAATGAAAAATGTAGATGTATTAAATGATTTTATTAATAAAATTACACCCGCTAATGTATTAAGTGTCGAAGATCTCACACCTAAAAATAATGAAAAGATTGAAGATTTATTAAAGAACAGAATTAGCGCGACTTATTCAGAATGTCCTAACGGATTTTATGTTACAAAAAGTTTTTTTAGTAACATTTCAAGCGATAAAGCAGGGAATATTTATGAAAAATCTTTACCTGAAAAATCTCGTAAACAAGGTAGATCTGATAGTGAAATTATTAAATTTAATGATAAATTTTTAAGTGAAGTCGCGACCTCAACTGAAATTACAACAGATGCGTATTTTTTTGTAATATTTCCTTTAATAATTGCAGCTGACTCTGTTGTATTATTATATTTGGAGATTAAGCAATTACCTTTTGATTTTAATTTTTTCTTTTTTGCAAATTCAAATACTGTTACAACTACTCCTAAAATTAATGGAGGAGATTTAAGTAATTTAACAGGCGACGGATATAATAGTATTTTAAACAAATATTTAGATAATTCCGATTTTGCAAAAAATGCATATACATGGAAAATTTATAAAGTAGCTCAAGCCGATTTTAGTTTAACTTATTCAGATTTTATTAATTTTCTAATGAAGAAGGATCCTAAGAAATTTAATGATATTACATCTCAGTCGACTAAATTAGGTGAAATTACAATTAGTAGTAAAGATAATCAATTGGCAATCACATTACCAGCATCAGGAAGTTTACAAATTAAAAATGTTAAAGAATCGGCAGATGCTCCTCAAGTTAGTCATAATAAAAATGCAGAATTCAAAGAAAAATATTGGCAAAATTTTTTAGGTGACGGATATAAACAAAAAAAGACTGATAATCACAAATTAACATTCGCTAATTACATCGATATTTCTTTTGATTGCAAAAATTTAAAACCTTTTATCTTTTCTAATAGCGCTCCTGGTTTTCATGTGATTGAATATTTGCCTGCGCAAATTTATACTAGTTTTTCAAATTCAAATTCGAAAGAAGAATCCACAACATATATTAATATTTTTGAAGTGTATAAAGCTTTATTTGTGAATAAAATAATAGAAGTTAGTTTGGACAAAATCGATCTTTAAGAATTTATATAATACATGTTGCACGAGATTTATCAACTTTTTGATGAGCAAGAGCCTTTTTTAAAATTTAAGAAATTTTTTCAAAAGCAGAGCTTTTCATTTCATAAACAGGCGATTCCGGATCATTTTTTAAAAAATTATGAAGCGGAACGTTTTGAGATATTGCGTAGTTTAAAAAAGAAAGATAGTAAAAACTATTTGCCTTTATGTTTAAATAACGCTAAAATTTTTGACTTATTACATCCGATTAAAGTTGATCGGCTCTTATTAGGTGTTTATAAACGTTTAGAAAAACACGATGGTAATATTGCTTTATTGAATAGTTTTGTTGATGACACTAAAATTCAATATACACGAACTGAGATTGTGACTGGACGTTTAAGTGTGACGCAAGGACCTAAAATCATGAATTTGCCGAAGAAATATCGAAATATTTTAAAAAGTCGATTTTCGGAAGGTGAGATTTTGATGGTGGATTTTAAATCATTGGAGCCGAGGGTGGCCCGTTATATTTCTGGACAGTCGGCAGCTGATGACATTTATCAAGAGATGTGTGATCAAATGGAATTTCCAGTGGATCGGGTGGTGATGAAGCGGGCGGTGATCTCAATTTTATACGGTTTAGGCGAAGAAGCTTCAATTGGTGAATTTACGCAGGAGAAATCTAGAGCCATCAGAGAGAAGGCGTTAGATTATTTTAATATAAACTATATTTTATCTCTCGCGATGCAACGTGATGCATCTGGATATCATCTGACGCACTTTGGCCGCCCTATTAAATGGCCAACTGAGACGCAGCTGCATCAGATTTTAAATGGGTATATTCAAGGGACCGCAGTAGATGTGGCCTTGGCCGGCTTTTTAAATTTAATTGAAAACTTTGATGAGGAAATGATCCCAGTCGGTTTAATTCATGACGCTTTATTAGTCGATGTTTCTCAAAATAGTAAAAATAAATTTGTAAAATTAGTCTCAAATGGATATAATTTTAAAGACTTAGGTCACTTTCCTTTAAATATCGAAACTATTTCTCACAGAAAGATTTAATCATGACTCATCATATCATGACTGAACATGAATTAACCGATTTATTTACTCAATATACCGGTTATATTGCACTTTTTAAAAATCCTCAATTGGATAATATGATCAATGAATTAGCTGAAAGATTATTACTTTCCAGTTATTCTACTAAACTTGAAGATGGTTATTGCGGGCCCGGGAATATCATTAAATTCGCTTTGGATTCCTTTCGCTTCGCTAATAAAATGGCTAAAAATCTAGATACTGAAATTCTGGAAATGTCTCGTAAATCACTAGCCATGATTACCTTACTTTTTCCTCTAGGTCGTTTAGGCGATTTAGAACATGATCAATTTATAGAACAGAAGAGTGAATGGCATCGTAATAAACTAGGTCAATTATATGAATATAATACCCAATGTCCTAAAATGTCAGTTCCACATCGTACTCTCTTCCTCTTACAACATTTTGGTGTACAATTAGAGGCTGAGGAAATGATTGGCATTTTATGTAGTACTGGTTTTCATTTAGAAGAAAACAAATTTTATCTACATAATGTTTCTCAAATGGTGCAATTATGTACTCATGCGATTGATATGGCGTATGAAAGAGAAAAATATTTATCTCGTCAATTATTGGAGTCATAATTAATCTTAAACAGGATTAATCGATGAACGAGACTTTATTACTTAAAATTTATGAACAATTATTACGGGAATCAATGACATTAGGTGGTGGGGCTGTCGCAGGTTTTAGCGCTCCTGCCCCTTACATGATTTCCAAACGTAGAAAGAAGAAAAAACGTAATGGACAAAGCCAATCCACAACATTACCAAAACACAGTAACTCCTATTGACATTATTGAAATGTATGATTTAAATTTCAGTCTTGGGAATGTCATTAAATATGTCTTACGAGCTGGCAAAAAGGCCGGTGAAAGTGATTTAGATGATCTGACCAAGGCACTATGGTATTTAAATCGGGAGATTGAATTTAGAAAAAATGGAGATATATAATATTAAAGGAATATTATATGCAATTATTGAAAAAATACGTCAAAATTTTACTTGAAGTTACCGATTATGCCTTTGACAAGGGTAGCACCTTTGATTATAAAGATAAATCCTATTATGTCGGTGATTTGCTGAATTTAATGAAAGATCACAAAAAATATCCGATTGAAGAGATCGATACTGCGACTTTAATTGAAAAAACCCGAAAAGAAGATCCTTGGACTTGGGAAGGTAAATTAACGTTTGGCGATTATCTAGATCATTACGATCGAGCCATGGAGGCTGATTTTAAATATCCAATTATCTTATCAACTGATGATAAGATCTTAGATGGTAATCATAGACTTTTAAAGGCATATATACAAAAAAAAGACAAGCTCAAAGTGCAATATTGTCATGATCTAGGTAAAAAATCCTGTGAGCTCAAAGAAAAATAACAGTAATATCTATCTATATCTATTACGTAGACAAAACAGGAAATTTTAACATGAAAATACCTGAAAATCCTGAATTTTACCTACTTAGATAAAAAAACTTGTAAAATACACTTTAAAATTTAAAATATACTTAAACTTTTAACTTAAGGCTAATAATGAAAAAAGATTTAAAAATTAGAACAATTTCACGTTTATTGAATGATCCTTCTATTAACACCATGACTTTAAAAGCAATGAAAGAGTATGTGTTTAATTCACCACAAAAAGCTGCTGTGACTCAACAATGGGCGCAATCTAATTGCTGCGATTTTACTGCCTATAGTAATCCAGATTATCAATGGGATCTAGTCGATTGTTATTTATCAGTCTCAGAAGGTTCAATTGCGCATGTCTTGCGTTATTTACAACAGAATGGTTATAATTGGCAACAACTATCTTATTTTGATGATTGGAATGGCAATGGTTTAACAACCTTAGATTTAATTGCCTCAGGTTGTCAGGATGTCTCCTTTTATAATAATGTGCCTTTTCAAGCTCAATCTCTCCTCTCAACCTGTCAAGCTGAAGGTTTTATTGCCCCTAAACATGTCACAACACGTCAACAACAATATGATGTAGTTTTATCTTTGCAATGTGTAGAACATATGATCGCTCCCTTGGATTATGTGAGAGAAATGATGCAAATGACTAAAGTAGGAGGATTGTTGTGTATGTCTGTGGATGGATTTAGTTGGACACCGGATGAGTCGATTGGACATTTCTGGGAATATCAAACTGATGTTAAATTGCAACATGTAAAAGGTCCTCAAATGCGTCGAATTGTCAAACAATATTTGAAAAATAACGGCTTTGATTTTATTAAAGGCGCCTGTTGGAATGCAAATCCAAATGTCTTTAAGAGAATTAAATAAAGTAAAAAAAAAGAAAAAAAATAGTAAAACTAACAAACTAAAAATATAATAAAACATATTAAAAATTTAAAATTTAATATCGTAACAAAACAAAGGAATCTATTATGGCTATCGATTTATCTGCCTTGCGTAAAAAACTCAATCAAATTACTGGTGTTTCTTCTAAGAAGAACATCACCTGGCGTCCTGAAGAAGGTCAAGATTATCAAGTGCGTCTTCTCTCCTTCCCAAACAATGAAGGCCAACCTTTTAAAGAACTCATGTTCTATTACAACATTGGTAATAACTCTGGTTTACTCGCTCCCTATCAATTTGGCAAGCCTGATCCAATTCAAGAATTAATTACCAAGCTTCGTGATGATGGTACTAAAGAGTCTTATGAATTAGCCAAAAAGCTTTATCCTAAGATGCGTTGTTATGCTCCTGTGGTAGTACGTGGTGAAGAAGATAAAGGCGTTCGTATCTGGTCCTTTGGCAAGACCTTATATCAAAATCTTCTCAATATTATGTTGGATGAAGATTATGGCGATATCACTGATGTACATGAAGGTCGTGATCTTAAAGTAACATGTACCAAAGTGGCTGGCAAGCAATTTGCTGATACAGCAGTGAGTCCTCGACCTAAACAATCAGCTTTGGCCGATAAACCTGATCAAATCAAGAAATATTTAGATAATGTGCCTGATGTGAATGATTTGTTTGAAATGAAATCTTATGCTGAATTGGAAAAGATTTTAAATGATTGGTTGAATGGGGATGAGGCGGAGAAGAGTGATGGGACTGTAAAAGGTGGTAGTGCAAATTCACTAGGTTTAGATGATGAAGAACTAAATCTCAAACCTTCCAAACCTACTGTTAATACTAAAGCTCCTGCTGAAACTAAATCAAAACCTGCTGCTAATAAATATGCTAGTTTAGATGATGCTTTTGCTGAACTCGATTGAAGAGAAATATTTTAAGGTGCCTTGTAAAGGTACCTCTTTTTTTTATAATATAGGCATCTGAATAATATTAAAAGGAATATAACATGGCGGTTTCTAAAAAGAAAACTTCATCAGAATTGCAATCTGATGTAATTACTGATGACTTTACTAGTGATTTGATCAAATCTTTAAATAAAGAAAGAGGCATGCGTATTGCTTACAACCTCTCCTCAGATGACTCACCTACTCACGTCAAACGTTGGATTAGCACAGGTTCAGTTCAATTAGATTATATTATTGCAAATCGTAAAAATGGCGGTTTACCAGAAGGTCGTATCATTGAAATCTTTGGTCCACCTTCCATCGGTAAATCCCATATCGCTTCTCAAATTGCAAAATCTACTCAACGAGCTGGTGGCATTGTAGTCTATATCGATACAGAAAACGCAGTAAGTATTGAAAACCTAAAAACCTTAGGTGTTGATATTTCCAAGCGTTTTGTCTATGTAGATACTCACTGCACTGAGGAAGTCTTTAGCATTGCTGAAAGTACTATTATGAAGTCTAAAGCGATGCAAAAAGATGTGCCTGTCACCATTATCTGGGACTCAGTTGCTGCTACCTCACCTAAGGCTGAATTAGCAGGTGAATATGACAAAGATAGTATTGGGCTACAAGCTCGTGCCATTTCAAAAGGTATGAGAAAAATCACAGGTATTATTGCTAATCAAAACATTCTCTTTGTGTGTCTCAATCAAATTAGAACTAAG